ATCATTTTAGGACACGACAACGTTGGTAAGACGTATTGGATTAACTGGTACTTTTTATCGCTTGCACTTAAACACGGACTAACGTTCTGCATTTGGTCAGGCGAGAATCAGAAAGGTCAAATCTTGCGTGATATGATTCAAATGTACCGAGGTAAACACTTCAGTAAATTAAGCCACTCACAAATCAGCGGAGACCTTGCGTACTTGGAGCAGTTCTTTACGTTCATAGACAACTCTAAACTCTACAAACCTGATGAGATACTTGAGCTATTTAAAAAGAGCGGTGCTAATGTAGGACTGATAGACCCATTTACAGGTTTAGACCGAGAGATGAGCTTTTCAGGGAATTACGAATTTATGAACCGAGCGAGGCAGTTTGTCAATCAGACAGGAATGACTATCTACATAAACACGCACCCTAACTCCGAATCAGGCAGAACTGGTAACCTATACCAAGACGGAGAATGGAAAGGACATTTGAAGCCGCCATTAAAAGACCATATAGAAGGTGGTAAGGCTTTCTTAAACCGATGTGATGATATGTTTGTAATCCACCGCCTAATCAAGCACGAAACAATGAAGCTGATAACTTGGGTAGGAGTAGAGAAAGTGAAAGACACGGAGACAGGAGGCAAGCACACGGCACTAAACGAGCCAGTCTACTGCAACTTCAATTCAGGTATAGGATTCCAAATAAACGGAGTAGACCCTTTAGCACCATTCCGACCAAACGAAAAGCAGATGGTCATACCAAAAGACGGACAAATAGAAAGTACATCGGATAAACTACGTAGATTAGCAAACCAAAACCCTTTTTAAAATGGATTTATCACTTAAAATACTATGGGCTAAAACAACCGTTTGGACGGTTAAAGAACGAATTAAGAACGTCAGAGAGAAACTTGAAAAGGACAAGCCTGAAGCTAAAGACTATATCAACGGAGGCAAAGAAAGCGAGGAGTATCTGCTTGAGACGATTCAAGTGATAAACCTACTTGAAGACGAAATCACAAATCTAAACCGAGAGCTTAACCAATTGGCAAGACGAAACGCACAACTGCGAGTAGCCTACCAAGAATTACAAGAAGAAATTAAATATAAAAACGTAGAATTATGAAAGTAGAAAAAAAATTAGTAGCATTGACCGCCTTCCTTCCTGTGTTGGCAGACTTTATCGAAGACCTTAATGACCAGTACGTCTTTAAACAAGGACTCAAACGCAAAGCAAATATGCTTGCAGAAGAAATCCAACGAGTAGACCGAGACATCCTACGAATAGACGGAGATAACGCAGGTAAGATATTTGACGAGCAGATTCAGTTGCAGATATTGTTTCGAAATTGGATTGAAGAAGTAATAGAAATAGACTAAAAAAACACGCTATGAAAAAACTAAAAGTAGGTTCTGACTTTTCAGGTGTAGGAGCATTCAACCAAGCTCTAATGCGTTTAGGAATAAATTACGAAGAAGAGTTTGCCTGTGATATGGATAAGTATGCACGAGACACATTCATCCACAACTATGGCGAGCCAAAGTACTATCCAACCAACGTATATGACCGAGAGATTCCATCGCAGTCACTTGATATTTACATGACATCACCGCCTTGTCAAGCATTTAGTTTGGCAGGGAAGCGTTTAGGAAAAGAGGATAAAAGAGGTATTTTGTTTTTTAACTCACACGAGTTCATTCAGGTAAACAAGCCGAGATTCTTCATATTCGAGAACGTTAAAGGTTTACTATCGGATGACAACGGCAGAACTTTTCAAGAGTGGGTAAATATGCTCGGAGGAAAATCGGTCAACGGAGTGCCAGTGCTATTTCCTTACGAGGATTCCGTTCCTTATCACTTATATTGGCAAGTCCTTAATGCAAAGCATTACGGTGTTCCGCAAAATCGTGAGAGAGTGTTTTTGATTGGTATCCGTGATGATGGTGACAATCGATTTCAATTCCCACGAGAAGAGCATTTGACCAAGCGATTAAAGGATGTGCTGGAGTATGATGTCGATGATAAGTATTTTTTAAGTAATGATGGTATTAAAAATTTAATAAAAAACCAAGAATATAATAAATACAACCCATTAGATGAAAATAGTGAATTTACAAATGTAATAACGGCAAGGTGTAGTAAAATAAGTAATGATAATCCATTTTTAAAAGTTGCAGATTATCGGAAAGATGACGGATTCAGATGGATAGAAGATGGAAGTGGGCAAGCTATTGTTATGCAATTAAACCAAAGTACAGAATCAGGCGGAAAACAACCATACCAACAAAATCGTGTCTATGACTCAAATGCTTTGTGTCCAGCCTTAAACGCAGGTCAAGTTACTTGGGGTGGTAATATAGTTACTTTACCAAACGATTACAAAATCCGCAGACTGACTCCACGAGAATGCTTTAGATTAATGGACTTTCCTGATACATTTACTTGGAAGGTAAGCGACTCACAAGCATACAAGCAAGCAGGAAACTCCATCGTTGTTAACGTACTATACAAAATCTTAAAACAACTGCCTTTATGAGATGCAAGAACTGCAAGGAGAAGTTTGAACCTATCCGCTTTAACCAAAAATTTTGCTTGAATAAGATATGCGTTGATGCTTGGATTCAGGAAGCCAAAGTAAAGAACTGGCAGAAGAAGAAAAAGCAAATGAAATCCGATTTAGAGACCGTTCAGGACATCGTAAAGGCAGCGCAAATGGTATTCAATAAATACATCAGAGAGCGAGATAAAGACGAACTCTGCATCTCCTGTAAGCAAGTACCTAAAAAGGTAAACGCAGGGCATTTTTTCAACGCTAACAATCATTGGAACGTACGCTTTGATGAGGATAACGTCCACCTGCAATGCGAGAGGTGTAATAGTTTCTTATCAGGCAACCTAATTGAGTATAGAGCTAACCTACTAACCAAAATCGGAGCTGAAAGATTTAATCAACTTGAAGCAAGAGCAAGGATAACACGAAAATTTACCAAAGACGAACTCAAAGAATTGATAAAAAAATATAAAGAGAAGTACAACCAATTGAAATAATCGATATATTTGTATAAAAATAATACGCTATGAAAAATTTATTTAAAAGTTTAGCGGCATTTCAGCAGGAAGTGCCAGTAATTCACAAAGCCACACAAGGCTACGGGTATTCTTACGCAGATTTACCCAAGATTTTTGAGGTAATCAATCCTATCCTAAAGAAACACGGACTCGGATTTACCCAACAACTTACAAACCAAGAAGGGCAAAACTGCCTAAAAACGGTTATATTCCACGAAAGCGGTGAGTTTATGGAATCAGTTTGTATGATTCCTTACGTTCAGTTAAAGGGCATGAATGACTATCAAGGCTTTGGTTCAGGTGTAACATACTACCGCAGATATGCATTAAGTTCTGCACTTGGGTTAGTAACGGACAAAGACACGGATGCATCAGGTGAGCAAGTAAAGACTGAAAAGAAACTACCTGCTATTGACCAAAAGCGATTTAGTGCAGCAGTACAAGCCATCGCCAAAGGTGAATTTACACGAGAGAAACTCGAATCATCCTTTGCATTAACTGAAGGTCAAATCGATATGTTAAACGCACTATGAAAGCTCTCAAAATTCGATGTTCTGCCATAGGAAAGATTATGGCAACACCACGCTCTAAAAGCGAACTATTAAGCCAAACCGCTAAAACTTACATCCACGAACTCGTGCTACAAGAGAAATACGGCATCCGCAAGGAGTTTTCAAGCCGTTACACGGACAAAGGCAACGCAGTTGAGGATTTATCTATCTCACTTGTAAACGATGTGTTAGACGTCAAATTTATCTACAAGAACGAAGACTACTTTGAGAACGATTGGATAAAGGGAACACCTGACGTAAACACGGAGGATGTATTGCTTGACGTTAAATCAAGTTGGGATGCTACTACGTTTCCGTTTTTTGATACCGAAATCCCTAATAAAGACTATTTTTTTCAGTTGCAAGGGTATCTATGGTTGACTGGCAAGGAACAGGCAATGCTTTGCTACTGCCTTGTTGATACACCTATCGAAATGGTAGAGGACGAAATCAGGAGAGCGCATTGGAAACTGCACAAGATTGAAGAGGATTACGACTTGCGTGAGGAGATTCTACGCAAACACGAATTTAGCCAAATCCCAAAAAACCGCAGAGTAAAAGTATTCTACGTACAAAAAGACGAAGCAGTCATCCAACAAATTAAAGACCGTATAGAAGACTGCAGATTGTATTACGACACCTTAATGAAATTCCTATGAACCTAAAGCTACAAGTAGAAGACCCAATTGTCCTAAAGGTAATGAGCAAGTTTTATGACCGCTCACAACGAGGAATAGAGAAGTACGGAACTATGCTAACACGAACTGATTTAGACTTCATTGACTGGGTTACGCACTTACAGGAGGAGATGTTAGATGCAGCTTTGTACTGCGAGCGACTAAAACACGAATACAAAAAGAACAAGGATAAGGGGTAAAAATTGCCACATATCTAAACACGAAATGTAAAGAAATAAGGGATAGGCGCAACAACTCCCGTTTTCAATAGAACGCTGACGGCTCGGAAAGACGAGCATATTTTTAAACTAAACCTTCAAACAATGAAAGCAACGCTACACTTTGACGATGACGAAGAACTGCAAGATGCGCTCGATGGATGGAAATGGAAGAACGCAATGTGGGAGCTTGACCAAGAAATGCGCTCGGTAGTTAAACACGGATACATTGGAAAGAAAGAGGCAACTGAAGCAGAAATGGAAGTAACTCACTATTGGAGAGATAAACTCCGCGAATTAATAAACGAAGATAACCTAAACCTATGAGTCCTGAAAAAGAATACCTCGCAGCAATCTGCACAATGCTACTTGTAACGGCAGTAGCAATTATTTTAGTAATCAATTTAATCTATAATTTATAATGGAAAACAAAACAAACACAGGAGCAATCTTTAAGAACGACAAAAAGACGAGCGACAAACAACCTGACTACAAAGGAAAGGTAAACGTTAACGGCAAAGAGATGGAAGTAGCTCTATGGGTAAAGCAAGGTAAAAACGGAAGTTTCTTCTCCGCTGCATTTAGCGAGCCGTATGTAGCACCAGTTGAACGTGCGCCAATTGGAGATAGTATTGACGATGATTTACCGTTCTGATATGTACATCAACGATGAAGACCTACGGAAGCAGATACACAAACTCCTACTTACCCGAACACGAAACCAAATCGTAGAGGACATTAAGTTATTAGGATACAAGATGCATCACTTCCAAGTAAACAACTTCCTCAAAGGCAAAGACGTCACCTTATCAACACTTCACAAGTTAGATAACTACGTTAGCCGAGAGGTATATTTAAACGGATTAGAGCCACTTTAACAGGTGGCTTTTTTTGTAGGCAACTTGTTTGATTAAAATATAGTCTTATATTTGTTTAGAATTTAACCAATGAACGCACTAAATATCTTATCAAAGCATCATAAGGAATGGCTTAACATAGTCCGTTTATTTGGTGACAACGAGTTCGCAGAAGATGTAGTACAAGACGTCTATTTAAAGATTGACCAATACAACTACTA